AAGTTGGTGAACTTGTACTTGCTATGGATTGAGGCAAACTTAATGTCACAGCACCAGTTGATGAAGATGCAATAACTTGGTTAGCAGTTCCTGTAATGGATGTAACTGCACCAGCACTCGTTAAAAGTGTTCCGCTTGTGGGGAATGTGACACTGGTTGCTCCAGTCATAGTAAACGTAGAGGCAAAAGCACCCGATGTAGCTAGGTTGCCAGCCAATGTTATCGTGTTAGAGCCGTTGTTTACGCCCGTTCCACCATAAGTAGGCCCAATCAATGTTCCCTGCCACACACCTGTCGCAATCGTTCCTAGCGTGGTGATTGAGGTTTGACCAATATACGTGGATGCTATTGCAATCACGGGCGTTGTACCGCCCGTGGATGTAATTTGATTCGAGGTTCCGCTCACACTTGTAACAGTTCCTGTCGTAGTAGATAGTGTTCCACTAGTAGGGAATGTGACATTAGTGGCGCCTGTCATTGTAAATGTAGAGGAGAATGCGCCGGATGTTGTTAAAGAACCACCTAAAGTTAAAGCGCTTGTTCCTAACTGCAATCCTGCAAAAGTTGGCGAACTGCTCGTAGCAATCGCCTGCGGAAGACTAAGCGTCACAGCGCCCGTTGATGAGCTGGCTATAATTTCGTTTGCTGTTCCAGTAATGCTTGATACGTTGCTGATTCCCACAGCTGCTGCAAAATTTGCATAAGTAATGGCAGAGTCTGTTCCGGATGTGTATGGCGAGTGAACTAAATATAATAGATCGGCACTTAACATTGTTGTAGAAGGGTTGGACATGTATATTTGATCTAATGTCTGCGACATAATTATTCCTTAGGCTAATTCTAAATATTGACCTGTAGTCAAAAGCAATGGACTAAAATTAGTTTCCAATAAAACATTAACTTGTGGCGGAGTTGCAAAGCCAACATCCAATTCCTGAACATAAGGCGAGTCAGTCAAAGGATTTTGAACTATCCCATAGCTAGGAACCCCATTGTATATGCTCATAATTAATTCACATAAGGATTAATAATCAAAAGCTTCACACTAACCCATGGAGTAGACGTATCGGCAGTAATGAAACTCAATTTTTGTCCTGCTACTACAGCACGTGCAGAAGGATTTAATTCGGCCGTTGTCGCTGAAAATGTTGTGCCTGGAACTACGGCAGTATTAATACCATCAACCCAAATATTTGCTCCTGGAGTATAAGAAAATATAGCAATCCAGTTTCGATAATTAGACGGAACAGTAAAATTTTGCTCAGCATTTGCAGCCAATGAAGTGCCTTCTCCATCCAATGAGAATGAAATGCCAAAACCATTGTAACCTGCAATATCTTTTGTTAAATTGAATTTAGTTGACATTTTTTTCCTCATTAAACGATAGTTATGTCGCCTTGTGGTCCGCACGGAGTCTGCCACGTTGTATTTGCAACAGTGCAAATCAATTGAAGCGAATCAAATTGATTTGTTGAAGAAATTTCCCCGCTTCCTCCAATAGTGGTTTGTCTGCTTCCAATTATGATTTGTTGACCGGCATTCTGAGTCACAATCCATCCATCAACACTGCCGCCCATAATATAAAGAACTTGTCCAACAGAACTGGTTGCAGGCAATGTTAATGTTGCTAATCCACTAGAATAATTAACAAAATAAATATAATTAACTATCATCGTGGTTATTTCTGTGGTTACTGTTGTAAAATTAAGGCCGAGAGCAGGAACCAATGTCAAAACATCTGCTAATGTCTCTTGAACAGATGTGCCTAGAACGGATGATGATTCATAGCCTTGTACCGCACAGATTATATCTGTTAATTGCGGTACAGCAGTTGGTAAATTATTAAATCTCTCGTTAGACATAATCTACCTTCTTAAAATACTAAGTAGCTAATCAGGATTGTGCCATTAAGTGCTGTGGCTGCTGTGTTGTTATAAATGGTTAATGTCGCTGAACCAGCACCCGGAGCAACTTTGATGGTTATATTTTCTGTAGTATTTGTACCACCAGCAATTGTTACCAATACCACAGATGTCGCAGATATAAATGTATTGGTCCATGTAATGGCATAGCTGGAAGCGCCTGCTGTAGTCAAAGATGAAGTGGTAATAACACCAGCCATTCCGCTTGCTGTAACAGCATTGGTAGCTTCTGTTCCGTTAACTTTATTTGCTACAATTGATGCACCAGAAGCCAATGTATTAACGGCATTTTTTACCACGACATTGGAAAATAAAATACCAGAATCTTCGAGCGTTCCATCCACGTCTGCAAATTGTGATAATTGACCAACAATTGTGGGAAGAATAACGTTGCCCGGAGATACGGTTGATACAAGAGACCAGTTGCCTTGTTGTGGGACACCGGAGTTGGCCACATAGGATAGTTCATACCAGCCAACAGCAGCGCTTGCACTGGATGATGTTTGGGTGCTTACACAACACATGCATGGCAAAGAGAATGCTGCTAGACCACTTTGTACGGCTTGATTAAGATAACCAGTTGCCAATACTTGAGCCTCTGTATCAGAGGTCTGGATATAAGCGACACTGGGCAATGTTCCTGTTAAACCTACTGATGATGACTGAATATTTAATATTGGCATTTTGTGTCCTTGGTTATTATTCGTATCGGATATATTTATATAAAATTGTTGTTGCTTGAACGATACCAAAAGGAGTTCCTGATCCTTGTGATCCAACAGAAACAGTTGTACTTCCCCCAGCAACCATAAACATGCTAGATCCAGCAGACGGCCCAGATATCCCTAATGAAGAAATAGGCGCTGTAGATGCTGTTGGTGTGGAATGATTATGGGCAGGCATATTGTTGATAGCTAACGTTGCTGTTGAAGCTCCACCCGACTGCCCGAGAGTATCAAGCAATGGAGATAAAGCTATCAGATTTCCACCAGCTCCGGCAATTACTATTCCCGCAAGATTATAAACATTGAAAGTCGTAGAGCCATCGCCTTGTCCAGCAGCATAAAAAGTAGCTGAAAAAGTTCCTGTCGATGTGGTGGCTTGATTGACAGTAATTGTAGTTCCAGAAATGTCAGTAATATAAGTTCCAACCAGAATTCCAGTTCCTTCAACAAACATACCTAAACCAAGTTGCGCCGCGCTAGTAACTGTGAATGTTGTTGTAGACAATTCAGTTATCGACTGAATCAGTGTCATAGCTCGATATAATTGATTATATGTAACCCGACTATAAGCAGCTCCATTGCCTAACAAGTAATGCGCAGGGGCTGCAAATCCACCAAAATCAATCACAGTTCCCACGGGAACGATAGGATAAGCATCATGATAAAGATGATCAATTTGTCTTGGCGTAGTTTCCTGAATATAAACTGGAAGTGTCGCATCATCTGGAACGGACAATAATTGAATGCAACTAATATTGATATTTGCACTGACAGGAATAGATATCTGTATGTTTACATATCCAACTGAACCAGAATCAGGATTCTTTGTTAAACTTGATAAATCCACGTTGCCATAATATGCGGTATAACCTCCTTCAACCGCACTGCCAGATACAACTTCCAATGATGTTAATGCAGGATTGGAAGGCACAAAGTTCATGGTAATAGTAGGTGACAAAGAAGTTTGGGATTCGACAACGAATGTACCTGATGCATATCCATTTTCAAGAATACGTGGGCTCATTGCAATCGTTTGACTGAGCAATAATGCCGTTATTCCACTAGAGGTAATATTTAAAGCAAACGCAGGCAATCCTGGAACTGCTGTATCGGTAACTGCAACTTGATTAATAGTTACCGTTCCAGCTCCTGTAGTAATAATATTCCAATCCGGTGCAATCTGATTAGTAGCCGTTCCAGACACAGTAAATGTGTAAGGAGATGGATAGTTGATAACTGCAAATTGCGGATTGGATATAACATTATCTGAACTAATGAAGTTGTCAGATGTGGATGAACCACCTGATACTTCTGGAGGCCATGCATCTACCGTGAATTCTGGAGAATCTTCTGAGCCACCGGATGCGACTACCGCTATATAATACAAATCTACATCTGTAGACGGTGGGGTTGCAGATGGAGAACCAACAAAGGGCCATAAAAATGGAATAATATTATTGCCATTATCATCTACAAATGTACCAATGGCCGACAATACCAATGGATTAGGCAAGACAGCATAAGTAAATGTGTTGTCAGGATTTAATGTTCTTTGATACACATCTTTCATAACGGATGGTGCATTTTGTCGGTAGAAATAGACTGAACCGTCTGCCAATGCCAATCCTGTTATAGAATCAAATATGGTTTCTTGTATGGGAAACAAAGGGTAATAAGAATTACTTGGAAGAGACATGGTTCATCCACATTGAACTAATGGATTAAATCATACGCTTTTTGATGATTTATTCAAGTAGATATATTTTGATTAACTCTTTACACCGTGTAATACAATATGCAATAATATCCCCACTGAGTTTTAATTTTATGCATGTGGGGATGGTTATGATTCTTGAAATTGCATTTATATTGATTTGCGGAGCTATTTTACATTGGGCTACTAGTTAATTATTTACGAGATGATTCAAAGAATCAATGCGATTAATACAGAATTTACTTTCATGAAGGGCTGCTTAACGGGTAAGAATTTGTAGGTGATTTGACATCCTTGTCAGATTTTGTTTTGTTTTTTGGAGTCTATTATGATTTGCAGTATTATTTTAATTTTATTTGGTTTGTCATTAATGTGTGATTGTAATTGCGATTGTTAGTGTGTGATATCCCATCCTTTTTTAAACCCAACGCCAGTCAAAACCGACCCTATAGCCTTCTTTGCTATTTTGCTTTTTAATGCTTGATTTATTTTTATTCCAGGATGTTCTTTGCCAACAGATAACATAAAGGCATCATTATTTTTTAATCTTTGCAATAATTTCTTTTCAGTTAGTTCGCCATTTTTATATAAATTCAACGCTTTATTTGTTGAGTATGGGATTACATCAGATTTATATCCATGAGTTATCTTGTTGTATCGCTCAGAAAGCTCAGGATGGCCTTTAAACATGGATTCTTTGATCTTATTTTTAGCATCTACAATTTCTCGATAAGTCTTATGTTGACTAGATGTTAAAGGATTGACCGTGTTTGATTTTTCCATGGCTCGCTGTAATTTTCCTAAGTCACTTTGAGCTTTATGAGCATTTTCAACGGTAGGATTGATTTTGAATTCTTTTAATGCTGTATGATATTTTGGTAAAGAATTTTTTTCAATCAAAGAAAAATTAATCTTAGGCTTTTCGAGGTTTTTTATGCCTTTGGTTTCTGCTTCTTGAAATAATTTATTATAAAGTTTTCCATATTTTTGCTTTGCTAAATCATTTGCTGCTAATACTTCCTTGCTTATGCCTTTTGTAGTTATAGCAGGAATGGCTTTTATAGCTGTTTTTAGGCCTTTTATTCCATAACCTAAAGGCACTGCAAATTCAGTTCCTAATTGAATGGCTTTGTCACTTAATGTCGGCTGTCCAGTTAAGCCTAATTCTTTACCAAAATCATGCTCGCCAAAATGTGGGATCATTTCAGCAGTTTTCTGTCTTTGTTGAACTTCTTCTGGACTTGGATAGAACTTACCACCCAATAACCTTCCAAAATTAGTTGTAGATACAACTTTACCCAATTCATATGGTATATTGGCTAATCCTGTAAAAGCATTAGCCAGTCCTGCTTTAACATTAATAGGCAGTTTTGTACCAAAGGTTTGTTCGGGTTGTTTGGGCGCAATAGGGCCTTCATGAGCAAGCAAATCAATAGGGCCTGATTGTTGATCTTCATCCGCCAATAAATCAATAGCCATACTATTCTCCTTGATGCTCAACCATACTCATAAATTCATCAACATTAACACCAGCTTTCTTGGCTAACTTTTCAATAACATCATTTTCAGTTATGCCGCGTTGTTGAGCTGTATGTTGTATATCGGACCATTTGAATTTTTTTGATGGTGGACCACTTTTAATAGGAGAGGATGATCTCTGACCATTGTTTTTCAAAAAATCCTCTCTAACCCGATTAACATTTTTTACCGCTTCATTATGCCTTCTCTCAACTTCTTTTTGTAATTCAGGAGGTAAGTTATTGGTAATTAAATGACTAGCATTTCCCCAGCCTTGGCGAATAGCTTCTTGTTGATGCTTAAGAGCAGGGACAGTACCTCTCTGGCCTTGAGACATCAATTGAAAGCCAGCATATTCAGGGACTAAACGCTCAGCTACAGCAGCTTTAATTAGTCTTTCTTTAGCTGATTCATCTCCATTTTGAGCAGCATACCTATCTTTTAATAAATTATAGCTCGCGCCCGTTCCTGTGTATTCTTTAGGCATGGATACAGTGTTTTGCAATTCTTCACGAGCAACATCTGATAATCCAGTTGTAAGATTCGCTTTATTAGCAGCTTGCTCAGTCGCGCCTTTAATTCTGAGATTTTGTTGCTGTTCAGGAGAGCGCAAATAAGGATTGATACCAGTCAAACCTTGGATGACAGCAGCTTTTAAATTGCCATTTTCTCCGCCAAAATTCATGCCTTCTCCACCACCACCACTCAATGATTCAAGCAGCTTGCTCATCATTAAATTTTTCTGAGCACGTCCTTGAAGCTCTTGAATTTCAGCCTCGGCTTTCTGGGGAGCATTCTTCGCTTCTACATACCCCTTGTAGTTTCCGAAACCCTTATGCAATGCATCAGCCAAATCAAACGCACCCAAATCTTTTCCAGTCAACTTGAAGTTAAAAGGCTGTATGTTAAATGGCATTTTTATACTCCTTATTGTGCTGGATTATTAGGAAAAAATTTATTTGCGCCCCAAGAACCAAGCGATCCCAAACTGCTAAACAAATTACTCCAATTCTGCCCATGCTGCTGATTCTGCCCCGATGCGGTATTAGCAGCATTCGTTCCCTGAGCATTAAGCAACTGAGCAATCATGGAAGCATAATCTTTGCTGGCTCCATAACCTTGATTCTCAATGCCTTGCTCCCCCTGAACTCCTTCAGTATGCAATCCCAAAATGTGATTTATATACTGTTCAAAATCTTTGTTGGCAACATCCCCAGCAGCACCAGCCGCATATTGCTGATGGCCAGCAGTACCCAAACCACCACCACCACCTAAAGCAGCAGCATTATTAGCACCTGCCAACGCCTCTCTAAGAGTCGCAGCATAGCCCGGAGATTGAGTATAACCTGCGCCTAAATCACTAAATACTTTGCCTGGATTATCCGTCAAATCCCCATAATGCTTTGTTAACTTATCAAGACTATCTTTTCCAGCATTAATGTAAGGATCGTAATATGGTTTAACCTGACCCGGTATTTGATTTAAATAATTATTGGCCTCCGTATTGGGATTCTTGTTCCCACCAAATGCATTGCTTAACCAAGACATAGTAATTCCTTACGTGACATTCACGATATGAAAGGTTGGAGTACCATCTGAGGCCAATATACAGACCAATAGATTATTGTTTGTGCTGTCATAAACAAGGGTTCCTCCCTGGCAAGTGTATTGTAGCTCACCTGTTGCAGGATTTACGACCTGATTATTCTGAATGGTCAAGACAGCATTGTTTGGTGATGTGGTATTTTGTTGGCTAGGTGCAACCAATCCTTCATTGCCAAAATTCTGTTGTAAACCACTAATCAACGTTTGACGAAAAGTGATCTCAGATGCCGTGGGGTTACCCTTATCATCCACCATCGGACCAAGTGGCAAGTTGGGGACCCGTATCTGCTGGGGTTGTTGTACTGTCATGAATATGCCTCAACAATTCCATCGAATGCAACAAATCGTCCATATCCAATAAACTGAATCAAAATGGTTAAATCATTTTGCTGGCCAAGGCGCTGAAATATTAATCGACTCTTGCGCTTACCGGTAGGATTCATCTGATATCGTAACGCACTACTGAAGGTCTCGCCACCATCACGTGACACTCGCAAATCAATACATTCAGTTCCTTCACCATAGACGGTTTGTGTTTCAGCTCCCACTAGAAAATTATTATTTTGTGTTATCAAAAAATTACCGTCCTGAGTTACCAGAAATACATCTGCTTCAGCTTGTTTTTGAACGTTAGGTTGTCCATTCTCAATAGTAAATGCCACACTCTTACAGATAAACATTCGCTGACTAGGTAAACGTATTGGCGGACAAATTCTGAATCTAGGCATCTGCTGAATATTTGTCGCAGAATATTGCAAGTTAGTAAACTGCGTGCCAAATGTATAAAGATTGCCGTCGTTCAATGAAACAAAATAATAGTCATTGTTAAAAAATACAGTATTTCGAGCTATGTGATAATTCTGATTTTCATCACTAACAGTGAAAAATAACTTGGTGTTAAAATCATAAACATAACTTAGATTATCAGTTGGAAAAGTGAACTGATACAGCAAATGTCCGTCTTGACGCATCAGAAATCCCGTGCAATTGGTAGGATCACTGATGTTTGCCAACTTAAAATCAATACCATCGGTAGAAATAGGTTCTTCACGTGCACCGGAGCCTTTTATGATCATCAAAGTGGCCCCACCTTGTTCATTTGCTGACAACCAAACGATATATGAATCTAAAGCAGCAATACTGGACGCATTCAATACGCCATAATCTACGTTAAATGTGCTAGCTCTTTGATATGGAAAAATAGCATTACCAACATTTTGCCATGACTCCATAACTGTGCGGCCAAATAATACCAAACTATTACCAGAACCAGGAAATGGTAGGGCAGCCTGCGCTTTATCTGGTTTCAGATCTAATGCACCAAAATAAGCTTGGTTGTTTACATCTTTAATATCCCATTGTGTTGCTGCATTAATTCCAGACAAGTACCAATTTTGACTACTAGTATCGGCAATAATTAGTCGGCCCAATTGAAATGATACATATCCTGGTGACACAAAAGGAACATAGAAAAATCCAACTGGTGCAGGCGTGGGCAACGGGGATACATTACTATAAATCGATTGCTCAAAAGTATTGTTTGCGTAATTGTATACATACAAAAAAGAACTATCTGTGATTGCTATCTCAGATGCATTGTTTTCTGATATAAATACATCACCAACAGATGTTTGTAGCACTCCATTTGGAACTGGTGTAGCAACGAGATCGGTAGCAATTGAATAAACAGCCGAACCAATCACCGCAATCATTATCTGACCGTTATTACTGGAATATATACCACGACCCACTCCATTCGCTACCAAGGGCGACGGAAATACGTTTTGATAACCAGCATAATCTACTAAAGCGCCATCTGAAACAATCATATTCCAAGTCTGAGAGTCAGATATTTTGTTATAGCGACCAAACGTATTTCCTCCAGCCATAGGTAATGGTATCTCTTGCGGATTTACAGATGACATTGGGGCTGGGGATGGGAAAGCCATTTTAGTCCTTGTGCTTGTTAAGATAATTTATTGCTGATTGCAGCCTATCCACGTCATCCTTCATCTTGCCAATGGATGTATTACAGTCATGACATAACAGACCTCTAATTTTTCCACTAGAATGACAATGATCAACACATAATTTAGCCACTTTCATCCTCCCAGCATTCGCACCACGACCTGTAAATATTCTAGTCTCAGGCTGATTACATATAGCACAGAGATTCTTTTGCTCTTCAAACATTTTTCTAAATTCTTCGATTGTTAAATCAAATTTTTTAGCTTTCTGTGACTCACAAAGAGCATCATTGCCAACTCGATCTACTAATCTATCGTATTCTTGTTTTTTAACCTGCTTCCACCATTCTGGATTAGCTTCTTTCTTTAATCTCATTTTTTCATTAAATTCTGGACGATTATTGTTTCGTCTATCATTCATTTTTTTCATCTTATTATGAGCACAAACCCTGCATCCACCAGATTCAACGCGATCATCATCTGATATTACACCATGAACCTTACAAGGACGTTTTCTAATGGCCTCATAACAACATTTTTTACATTTCAAAGCATATCCAGAAGAATATTTCTTATCTTTACTTCGATAAACAAGTTCTTCTGTTAATTTACCATGTTTTTTACATATCTTTATTATTTCTAACATTATCATCTGCCATTAAAAAGAAGATAATATCATTATTTATGGCAAATATCCACCTATTTCTTAGTACGGTAACCACCCGCCAGAGAGATTCAAAATTTGCCAATCCAATCCCACTTCACTATTCCCAAAGTAATTCAAGTTATGCAAAGACAAATCTGCAGGACTAACATCCATAACCTTCTTCTCAAGAATCTTATATTGCTGCATAACGCCATCAGGTAAAGTTGCACCATATTCATTAGCGAGATACATAGCCAATTCATGACGAAGAAATTCTATATAATACAAATCCAAACTTAAACTTAAGTCAGTCTGAAGAGTAACCTCACTCAATTCAAACTTGCCCCAAATCTTCATCTGATATACATCAGCAGGAACAAAATACATATAGACGTTCATGCCGCCTAATGTGCGCTCCATGCGATATTGAAAAGGTAAGGATTGCACGTTGTCAATACGGTATTGACCGAAGTAACCCACACGGGTTTCCTCATTCATGGCATATCGAACAGGTCCAATATTGAATGTCATTGAATCAACGGAGGTAAGACCCGGGATATAATAGAGCTCTTGACCTTGTACGGTATCAAAAAAATATTCAGTATAATAAGGTATCTCACGCAAATCCGACCCTTTAGAATCTAGAATCGCATTCAATAGATACAGGCCGTCAGTGACTTGTGAGCCAGAAACGACCTGCAATTCACGGCTTACGATTTGTGACAAGTAATACGCACGCGTGATTAACTGTAACGCTGTGTAAGCCATGATTTACTCCTTAAATTGCCCAGTAGTAACCTTCAACGTTAACCGCAACAGAGCCAACTACTTTGTAATTAACAACTGGTGAAGGAATAGTGCTGATAGTAACTGTTTGCGCTAATACAGTACTTACACTGTTAACCACAACAGCGGCAACCTGACCTAATACTGTCCTTGCTGCCCCTGTAGCATTTCCCGGTTGCAAATTCAACGCACTTCCAGCAGCTGTTGGTGTAAATACACTATTAACTAGAACAGGAACATTATTCATGTTTGGAACAGCTGAATACAAATTCACATTTGCATATGAAGTTGATGTGCCTGCAGTAACGGCTGTGGCAAGAGGCGCATCATACATAAACAAGCGGAAACCACTGCTTCCAGCTGTCCAATATCCAGGCAGAAATGTTGCGGCACCCGCAGCTGTGGTCACATAGCCAATTAAGCGATATGCGCTGTAGCTAAAAGGCATTAAAGGACCAACTGCTGATAATGGACCTGCCAATGAAAGCATCCCACCGATAGGCTGTAGTGAAACAGGATCGGAAATCAAATAAACTGAATAAACTGTAGCTGCTGCTAAAGTTCCAGTATCCAATCCGTTTAAACCTTTTGCCAAACCATTGATAACAATAGTGCTTGGATTGATCATCTGAAATGTATCTGTAGAATCAATCGTTACACCTGCGCTGATATCTAACTGAGTTAATGGTGTGGTTGCATCTAAACTAATTTGTAAGCCATTGGCATAAGTAAAAGGGTACGCGCCATAGGAAATACTGCTTTCTTGTCCAACTGGTGTAGTGGTTGCCATTTTTATGTTTCCTTATTCTTTTCGTTATTGTGGTGCTCTCTATGATGTTTACGACAAAGCCATCTTACTTCAAGTGGTTTGTTGTAATCATCATGATGCGCTTCAACATCTTTATCTGTGCCACAAACTTCGCATGGTTTCCTAACTATAGTTCCGTCGGAAATTTTCATCCATGTAAGTCTTCTAACATTTTCTTTTAATATCTGTTCTTCATTACGCCCTGATCGACTTAATTTTTTTCTTAACATCTTGCATGCTTGGCAACAACTTTCATTCAAATAATTTGCTTCTTTTTCTTTGCCGCATATTGAACAAGTTGTTTTTCTTCCAAGTCCAGGTGTATTTCTTTCTCTTCGACCTTCCTCGATGCTTTTGATTCTATTTTTTTCGCGTTTACATTCATTGCAATAAGCATCCCTAGGATTTTCTTTTATTGCTCCGCAAGTTGCGCAATCAGGTTTATTTCTATCCTTCCACCTTTCTCGCTCACATGCTAAACAATATCCTCGCTCTTGATGCTCTTTAACGCCTTTGCACATACTGCAATAAATACCGCGCTTAACAACTGAACCATACCTTTCTCGATAGGCTTTAGCATCTCGCCTGTTCTTTTCTTTCTTGTTCTCTTTGCGACAATCATCACAAATTTTTTTCTGTGTCGATTGCTTCTCTTTTCCACACGCACATATTAAGCTACTCATTCAATCCCCTGTGTTATTTTGTACAAGCTACATTATAACACAGGAAACATAGACCTTACATGGGGATTATGATTCGCATGGAGTCTTCTGCAACGAGCGTCGAGCCCCAAGTACAATCGCGAACATAAGCGCGATTATCCAAGCCGAATTGAGCACCCCAATAGTGACGCAGCGAGGCACCAGACTCTTTGTCTTTGAAGTAAACAGTTTTGTATGGGTCGTTATCTGGGAGTTTTGGCATTGCCAAGTAGAAACTATTACCAGCATCCATCCAGCCAGCTTGATGAGAAGGAGTAGGGGTTACAGTCATACCAGCTTGAATAGTGTTATTCAAATTCTGGTTTTGGTTTTGTGCCCATACTAAACCCACACCATTAATAGTTTGTATTTGAACAGTAACCAAACCACCTGAACCTGTAGCAGCATTCGCAATGGCACGGAACTGAACTTTTTGACGTGTAACTTTATGACCAACAAATGTCAAAAAGCGCATGTTAGGATAACCACTTACACCATCATTGAATTCAAACAAATCGCCAGCTTTAATCGCGTTGGCATCATTGTTATCACCTGTGGTTTGGAATGTAATAGATATTACATTTGCACCAGTTGGATCGCTAACACTAACTACTGTCATCACATTATTAGGAGCAGCAGCATCGCCAATTGTTCCAGAAACATGAAGAGGCAGTAAGTTGGATACAGACCAATCAACTGCCATGCCGCCAAATCGACCTACTTTCCAAGTTTCAGCAGTTTCATTAGCACGATCAGGAGAAAATTGATTCATACCAGTACCAACAATTGCTGGAACGATATCAATCGGCAATACGCCACGTTTTTTAGTACGAGCAGCACCGAATGCATCAAAGTTAGCCCAAGCTTGTGCTAATTGAGTAAATGAGTTGATTGGTGTAACGCCATCGCCAAAGAAACGGAAAGGCCCACTGTTAACTTGAGACAATTGATATTCAGGTGATTTTGGATCGTTACCAACAACACCAGAAACAATATTCAACAACACGTCAGATTCAATTGCTGTACCAATTTCCATCGCAGCGGCTTCACCAAAGCGATCCATATAATCACGAATATTGAAAATGAACTGTTCATCAGTGTAACCTGCGGCAACGTTTTTAGCCTGAGAGCAAATCAAAGATTGCAGACGTTGAACTGAAGGCTGTTGAGTAATAACCAAACCATCATAAGATATGTAACGTGGAGTGGTATCAAAGGTGATTGTATCGCCCAAGTTACCTTTCTTGTCGTTGAATTCTACTAAAGATTTATTTGCATTCGCTATACCCCAAAATTCGTTATCTAGCCAAGCTAGTTCGGATTTAATGTATAGCTGTACGTTCTGTAGGACGTTATTAGGTGTGGTAGACACGATATAAGACTCCAAAAATAGTTTGGAGTGAGAGCACCATGTCTACGTGTCGATTATCGAGGCTGTCTTAGCAGCTTCTTCAGATCTTTCACGGACAAATTGTGATCATCAACTCCAGCATTTACTGAAGATTTAAGCTGTCCGATGGGTTCTTGTGCTGATTGTGACTGATTCAAAGCCTCTTGATTGGTTTTTATCGAATTACCAAGACTGCTCATACGTTGCTGAGCAAGTTTCGGCTGTTCGTGAATTAGATTCAATAAAACACCCATTTTCTCAGGATTATCTATCAACTCATTCATAATATCGCCAGTATTATCCATGTTATTGGCCATTTGCACCAATGCTTGGGTACCAGGTTTACTAAAGTCCAAATCTTCAAGCTTCTTCTCAAGCCCAGGATATTGCTTTTCGGCCGCCTGCATTTTACCAACGAAACTATCAACAAATTGCTTGTTTTTATATTCGTCAGCTTGTGCTTGCAAATAATGCGGAACATGTTCAGCAATCATCTTCTGGATATCTTCATGACTCATTTGCGGAGCCTGTTGAATCCCACCAAACGTCTGCGCCGCAGGTTGGGGTGCTTGTTGCACGGGTGGTTGCTGTTCTTGTTGTTGCTGCATTAATGCCTCCTGTTTGCCTTTCTCATAAGCCTTCGCACGCTCACGCGCGACAATTTTTGATACCGTTGCTTTATCTAACGCTTCTTCGGCAACACCATCGTTCATTGCTGGCTCAACAGGTGCTTCTTCCTGCAAATCAGTGTCTAAACCATCAGTCATAAATCTTCACCTTTTGACTAGTTATCGGTGTCACCGTAAGATCAATGCAATATCGCTGCAAAGTGTCGGCCAGGTTATCGAATGGCGGCGTAGATGTGCTAATTATTAGGTTTATGTCCTAATAAGTCAAGCTTTGTGCTTTTTGTTTTTCTCTAATATATCAATGCGCTCACGAAGAGATATCACTAATGCTTCAATTTGTTTAAGCGCCATGATTAAATCGTTTGTCGTGGAATTACCGGGTAAATATATTAGAGCGCTCATTTCTTTTTCTTCTTCTCTTTAGCAACACTGTATGCAATAGCGATTGCTTGTGATTGTTTTTTTCCGGCTTTCATTTCAGTAGCTATATTTTCACCAAAACCTTTCGTTCCTGGCTTAGCTTTCTTTAATGGCATCTTTAACCTCATCATCATCTAATTCACTAATAGCCCACTGAATAAGGTACGCTTTATCAGGAGTGGACATCACCGTCTCAACAATGTCATTAAGATAAATGGCAAGTATTTTACCTGTGGCTTCTTCAACCTCTGATTCCCCCAGTTTAATTGCATCATTGGAATGAATGATATTTTGATATTGCTTGATAAATTTTGGCATTATTTTAAACAACCTTTTTTGACTTTCTTTTTCAACATTTTCATGTCTTCTTTTGCATCCATATGCTTCTCTTTCTTTGGCTTTTTCATTTCTTTCTTCATCTTCATTTCTTTTGCCATAATTCATTTCTCCAGTTATTCGCCCTGTCTCAGGACTCCATCGTAAATATTGATTCATTTTAATATTCTGTCTAAAGTAATGTTCTGTTCAATGCGAACATGTGGATTTGCATAAGTCCAGCATTCACCAGTCTCAGTAATGAAACATACCCAATATAAGTGAGACTCCATGCCATAGTCAATGAGAAAATGTGCAATGGCCGCACCTTTTGGAGTTGTCATTGGCAATGGAGGGTCTAGCTGCAGAATCATTTAGCATTCACCCTTGCGATTGAATAATTCCTTAACAATTTTAGTTCGCTCCCGTTGATCCACACCAGGAGTAAGGTTATACATGGATTTCATTATGGTCTCACGTGAAAATCCATCCCGCTCTAATCGTGCAATGCCATGCTTGGTATCAAGATGATGCTCAGTAATTCTGTATTTTGGATCACTCATTTGTTTTCTCCGGCTTATTTGCTTGTTCAATATTATGATGCAATTCAACATGCTTCAAGTGTTGATTGTGTAAGTCGATACCTTTTTGATGTTCTTTAAACTCTAACTCCGCAATTTTGGTGGCATTATCAATCGAGTGATTAAAGCGGCTTGTCTCACCCTCTTCAAGTCGAATAACCTGATCAACTTGAGCCGCTGATATCTTCGCCTCGGCTTCCATCAGCTTGGCTTGAGCCAACTCCTTCTCAACTTGTAATTTAGCAATAGCAATTTGATTTTCAACTTGATCTTGCTGGCCTTTCTGTTGAACCTTCATCATTTCAGTTTGAGCGCGAATCATGTTTGGATCGTTTTTCATCTGTTCTTGTTGCATCTGTTGTGCTTGTTGCTGCATTTGCGCTTTCTTCTGGATCCACTTAGGCACAGCTTCTTTTAGTCTGTCAGAACCATAAATGGTTAAGTTATCAACCAAAATGGGCAATGTCTCATCGTCATTCATGAACTGTGCAAACTCTTGTGACGCCTGCATAAGTGCTGTTATTTGTTGCAATGCCTCGCTCTTTTGCACCTGAAAGTTAACACCTGCCTCAATACAAACATTCAAGGCATGCTCACCATAATCAAGTTTAGGAGACTGATCACCATTAACCTCTTGATAGTCTCTGTCACCCGCATTGTTCATGGTTGGCAACTTGCGTCCTTTCTCAACTACATATTTAGGCATGAGGTTTGTATGGATAATGCCCATTTGATTAAGACCAGCAAGATAGCCAACCACGTAAGGCATGGCCGCAGCATTGCCGGCGCTTTGAGTGGCAATAACAGCCTTCCCAGACGCGTCATTTTCATTTTGTCCATTGTTACTCGCATAACTTCCAAGAATAGTCTGTGTGGTTTGATCGGTAACTTGAAACGCCGCCATAACCTCTGGAGGCGCAGGCATGTTAACCACTTCACGAATTGGATCGGGAATTGCTTGCTGAGG